TAGTGCCAGCTATATCCAGTCTCAAAAACAAGATGGAGATATCTTCATCAGAGGTAATGATGGTGGCACTAACTTTAATGCTCTTGGTTTTGATATGTCAGACAATGGAGCAGCTACGTTCAATGCAAACGTCAAGGTCAATAAGCAGCTGTTGGGTGGGTTCAATTCTGTAACGACAAGCGGCACTCTCGACTGGAATGACGTTTCGAACGCTCGTGCCGGAATGGGTTACTCGCTTCTGCAAGGGGGCGACACCAACGGTCCCGAGCTTGGAGACAGTCTTGCGTCTTCTGGTGGTGGTGCTTACTACCACATCGCCAACTGGGAGTATTCTTCCACTGATGGCGGCGGTAATTTAACTCAGGTTGCCATTCCTTATGGTTTCGATGGAGGATCTGGCAAGTCTGCACTCAGTATGCGCTCAAGATATAGCGGCACTTGGACAGGTTGGTACAGATACGTTCACTTAGATGTAGACGCCGGAACTTGTGCAATTGATGGCGATGTGACTGCAGACAATTATCTGACGAGCGGATACCTAGCGTTGAGCGCACCTTCTACCGTAAACAATTATGCGCTAGTCGATATCAACGACAGCACATTTAATTTTCAACTTCGCCAGTACAACGGATCGTCCTGGGTAACTTCGTTGACGATTGACCAGGTCAACCAGCTTGCAACTTTTCTAGGTAATGTTGAAGTCGGAGAGGCTGCAAATATTTCAATGGACTCCAGTGCTTCTGGACAGCTCATTGTTGATGGTAGTGGTTACCACGGAGCGATTGCTCTTGATGCTACAGCAATGTACGTTTACCACAATTCATCGTCTCGAAATTTAATTCTTGGCACTAACGAAACTGCGGCTCTTACAATTGCAGGCTCAAATCAGGATATCTCCCTCGCGGGTTCTCTTAAGATTTCCGATAATAAGTATCTTAGGGTGGGATCTGCAAATGATCTAATTCTTTATCACAACGGTACTGCCAGCTATATCCAGTCGCAATTACAAGATGCGGATATTCACATCAGAGGCAACGATGGTGGCACTAACTTCAACGCTCTTAGTTTTGATATGTCAAACAATGGAGCAGCTACGTTTAATAGTACCGTTTCTACAGCCGGAATTAGTGCCACTCACTCAACTGACAATGGCATCACCTTTGTCGCCAACGATACAGTAGGAAACTCAAACTTCACTGCGATGAGAATCGACTACAACGTGAGCGGTTCTGACACGTTGACTGGTGATAGAGCCCATATCGGATTGGAGTTCGATGTTGACTCGTCAGCATCCGGTGGAGATACAAGTAACGAGCATCGACTATATGGACAGTACGGTCATGTAAGAGCAACTAACGACAGCGATTTAATTTACGGTTCCTTCATGATGGCTGAAGCTCAACACGGCACAGGAACAGTAAGCCAACTTTATGGACTCTATGGCTATGCACTTCAAGACTCTACCGGTGGCACTATTAGTAATTCTTATGGAACGCTTGGACTTTCCGTCGTAGGAAATGATGCTGGAACACCTGTAGGTACCGCATACGGCGCATACGGTAAAAGTATTGTTACTTCAAATCAGGCTGCAAATGTAGGAAATCTTTACGGCGGTTATTTCGAAGTAGAGATTGACGAGCCGGGCGCAAATAACCTCGATGTCGCTGGAATCTACGCCGTGCGGGCACAGATTGATAATGACGACACAAGCAATAACGCATCGGTCGGGTATGACCTGTCGAATACTCCGAGTTATCTCTTTTATGGTGACTACGATGGGACGCTGCCCGGTAACCCGTATGGAGTATATATTAATAACACTGTACCAAATTACTTTAAAGGTTCGGTGGGAATAGGTACGACCAATCCAACACGTACCCTAATGATTAGTAGTGACGATGATTTAACGAGTTTTACGGGCGAAGCATATGGCGCGATGTACATCCGAAATAGTGACTATGCATCCGGAGAATACACTGCAATAGATTTTGGGTACAACGGAACCCAGAATGCGGTAGGACGTATAGGATTACAGGTAACGTCCAGTGGTTCTAGACTATCATTTGGAACATCGAATAATTACAGCAATGGTATCACTAACCAACCACTGACCATAAACTACAATGGATGTGTAGGAATTAACACTACTACAGCAGCTTATACACTGGATGTGGATTCAACTATTCATATTGGTAACGATGGAGGATCTAGTTACACACATAGTCGATTGATCTTCGATTCGAATGGATCTACTCGTGGTGCTGGCAACTTTTATTTCAACCAAGTAAATGACGTTGAGTGGTTTGCAGGCAATCCTTATAACGCGGCAGACGGTTTTAGTATTACACGAGCTTCAACAACTTCGCATACTGGTGCGACATCTAATGTAACTAATTCTAAGTTTTATATTAACAGCTCAGGTAATGTTGGAATTGGTACTACAAGTCCTTCTCAAAAGTTGCACGTGGCTGGGGACATACTTAGCACTGGGGCGCTTTATCTTAATACGTCAGACCAGGTAGGCCTTATGCTGGTAGCAGAAGCGCAGGGAACAGTCGGTCCTGGATGGATGACTGTAGCGACCAACACGAGCGGTCGTCGGCATGGTGAGATTATTGTGACTGATGCCGATAGTAGTGATCATGGATTCATTCGTATTGACTGGATGAGATCATATGCAGACTCAAACTTTACAGTTCTAAATTGTGGAGGGCACAGCAATCGCATCAGAGGCGTTCGCGTTTTGAGTCTGGACAGCAACAATACCTATGGAGTAAAACTTCTACAGGTGTATGTCACAGTTTCTAGCGATTACGAAGTATCAATATATCACCATAACGGAATTTCCGACTTTACAGAGCACACTGTCGTCACTCCCGTAATTGAAAACACAAAAAGTGGGTACAGTTTACACGGAGCACAGATTGAAGATCTTCACAACCATAGTCTTGCAAGTGAAGAAGGTATCCAAGCGCCTCAAATGCGAACGGGTATTATCTCCGCCAATGACGTTGTCAATAATCATATTAGCTTGGAGCCCGCAGGCACAGACGGCTACGTTAAGCTCAATTACGCAGGCAGTAATATTAAACTAGCAACTGGGAGCGCCGGAGTTACAGTGTTTGGGTCCCTGCAGGAAGTCTCGGATGAATCGTTTAAAGTCGATGTGCAACCGATTCAAAATGCACTTGCCACGGTAACTGCGTTGAAAGGAGTCACTTACTCAGAAAAAGAAACCGGGAACAAACAAATTGGCTTTATCGCGCAGGATATAGAAAAAGACGCTCCTGATTTAGCGCAGAGAGTTGTACAACAAGCAGATGGGGAAACCGACTTATTGTCACTTAACTACTCACACCTAACTTCAGTGTTAGCTGAAGCAATCAAAGAACAACAAGTTCAGATCGAACAGCTAACTGCTGAGATCAAAGCATTAAAGGAAAAATAAAAATGGCAACCACATTCACTTGGGAAGTAACGGGAATAAAAAGAGTTCTTGCTGATGGAGGAGTTCTTCAAGCATCTTTCACTGTTAAAGGAAGAGACTCTAAAGACGGAAAGGAGTTTGAAGTTGGAAAAAATTTCAGTACTGTATTTGATAAGTATGATGCTTCTAGTTCTGACTTTATTCAATATAAAGATTTAAAATCAGAGAAAGTCTTCGAGTGGATATATGCTTTAAATAATAAAGACTCTATAGAAAAATCTATAGAAGAAAACTTGAAAGAACAAATGACACCAGCTACTTTAACAGAGTCGCCTCCCTGGGTCGAGGAAACAAAAGAGGAAGAGGAAGTAAAAGAGGACGAGTAATAAAAAGGGGGCAAAGCCCCCTTTTTTAATGTGTCTGTGGCGCTTCTTCTACCACTTCAACTTCTTCTGATTCTTCAATATCAGCCTGTTGTTCTTGGGCCTGTTGATGAATCTTTTGAATCAACTGCATACTCATTTTTGCCGGGAGTTCCAGCAAGCCTGCGAGCACAAGATTCGCTTCTTCAATAGTGAGTGTTAAATTCATACAAAAATATCCTTCCAGTTACCTGTTGTACTTGCTCGAGCATACTCAGTTGCTCTGTTTTCAAAAAAGTTAGTGTGTTCCACTGCGTTTAACATATAGTCAAGCCAGCTAAGGGGATTTTCTTCACTTCCAAAAATCTTCTTGAGTCCCAAACCCAAAAGACGCCTATCTGCAATATAGCGAATATACTGCTTTACTTCTTCTGGAGTAAGTTCTGGAACTTTTGAGTTTTCAAAGCAAAGATCAATAAAAGCATCTTCTAGCTCTACGGTCCTTTCGGCCGCACAGTAGATTTCATACTTCAAATCATCCGTCCATAAATCTGGATTTTCCTGGATAAACGTGCGAAAGAGCTGAGACATTCCTTCTACATGAAGCGTTTCATCTCGAATCGACCATGTAACGATCTGTCCCATTCCTTTCATTAGGTTATGTCGAGGAAAGTTCAACAAAATAGCAAAACTACTAAAGAGTTGAACTCCCTCAGTAAAACCACTATATACTGCAAGTGTTTTTGCAATATCTAGCGGAGTTTTCATACCAAAATCACTCAGATACTCATGCTTATCGAGCATGGCTTTGTGTTCAAAAAAGCGCTGATACTCATCATCCCTACACCCAATGGTTTCGAGAAGAAGTGAATACGCTTCTTGATGCACAGCTTCCATTGCTGCAAAAGCAGAAAGCATCATCCGTATCTCTGGTTGCTTAAACGTAGGCAGATAGTGTTTTGCATAACCACAACACACATCCACATCCGCTTGCGTAAAAAACCGAAAAATACTAGAAATAAGATTCTTGTTTTCTTCAGTCAGTCTTTCTCTGTAGTCCCTCAAATCATCTGCAAGATTGACTTCATCAGGCAACCAATGCATATGTTGTTGAGACTTATAGTGCTCAAAAGCCCAAGGATAGTTAAAGGGCTTATAGTACTCTCTTTCTTCTAATAAACTCATTCTCTACCCTTCGCAAGCTAAACAGCTCTCCTCATCCATGCTTTCAAAAATACGTTGACGAAGCACTTCATCTGATACATTCTCAGCGCGTTTATACGCTTCGCTTCTCAGATAGTACAAAGTCTTCACTCCACGCTTCCACGCCATCATATGAGTGGCATGTAGCTCCTGCTTTGAAACGTTTGCTGGAAAAAAGATATTCAATGACTGACTTTGACAGATATATTCCTGTCTATCAGCAGCCATTTCAATTACCCAACGCTGGTCAATCTCTACAGCGGTTTTGAATACATCTTTTGTCCAATCGTCAAGAAAATCCAAGTGCTGTACTGAGCCATTATTCGTAATAATGCTCTTCCAGACCTCTTCATTATCTTCGCCTACGTCTTGTAGTATCGCTTCAAGATACTCATTTTTGAGCAAGCTACTGCCTGACTTAGTTTTCTGCGTAAATGCATTAGCCCTATAAGGCTCAATACTGGGAGAAGTATTACCACAAATAATACTAGAACTGGCGTTAGGAGCGATAGCCAGCAAATGAGCATTGCGGACTCTACCAGTATCGTCATCGGGACAAGCCCCTCGTTCGAAAGCCAGATTTTCAGTTGCTCTACGCGCACCTCCTTTAATATCTCTAAACATGGATAGGTTTGTGCTTTTTGCCATAGGGCTTTCGAACGGAATACTATGTCTTTGTAAGTAAGCATGAAACCCCATTGCCCCCAAACCAATACTCCTTTCGCTCATAGCACTATACTTGGCTTTTTCGAGCTGTGAAGGAGCTTTATCAATGAAATAAGTAAGAACATTATCTAGCATATGGACAAGGTCAGGAATGAACTTTTCATTATCCTTCCACTCATCATACTCTTCCAAATTTACACTTGAAAGACAACATACTGCTGTTCTGTCCTCGTCCGTAGGAAGAGTAATCTCAGAACAAAGATTAGATTGATTTACATTCAGTCCTTTCCTTCTTTGAAAGTCAGGAAGAGCTTCATCAACCGTGTCCTTAAACATAATGTAAGGCTCACCTGTTTCCACACGATTTTGGATAAGTTTTACCCAAAGTGTTTTTGCAGATACAGTTTTCTTTGTTTCATTCGTATTAGGATCAATTAAGTCCCATGAATCGTCATACCCTTCAATTCGAGTAGCGTTTTCAATAATTTGCATGAAATCATCAGAAATTACTACTCCGTGGTGTAAGTTCGTAGACTTACGGTTTATATCACCTCCCGTTGGTTTTCTTATGTCCAGAAACTCTTCAATTTCCGGGTGAGAGATATCGAGATAAGCTGCATAGCTTCCTCGACGCGTTACTCCTTGAGAGAATGCAAGCATTTCTGCATCTACTACTTTTAGAAACGGAATTACTCCCGTGCTTTCGGAGCCATTGCTCGTTGTCGAGCCTACACTCCGGACCCCGCTCCAACACCCACCTACGCCTCCTCCTACAGAGGAAAGAAACGCATTTTCAGTGTAGTGATTGGTGATTCCGACTCTGCTGTCATCTACATAGTTCAAAAAACAACTGATGGGCAGACCTCGTGTCGTGCCTCCATTTGAAAGAACTGGCGTAGAGAACATAAACCACAACTTACTTGCATAATCATACAAGCGTTGTGCATGCTCATCATCGTCTGCGAAAGCCATGGCTGCCCGACCAAATGCCTCTTGAGGAGACTTTTCTCCTGCAAGAAGATACCTATCCTCTAAAGTCTTAAAACTAAATTCGGACAGGTACTTATCCCTAGCATAGTTAAGCTGCAACACCCATTATCTCCTGTATAGCAGATACATTGTCTGCCCCTATTGCATCGTCACAATATGTAATTAAATCCATGAGCTGATAGTTTACCAGAATTCTTTCCGCGTTCTCATTCAAGCTCTGAATATACTTGTACTTACTGTTTATAGGAATGGCATCATAAATCTCAAATGCACTCCCATAATCTCTTATTAGGCTGCTTGCCCTTTTAGGGCCGATGCCTGGGATTCCTGCAACATTGTCTCCTGAGTCCCCAGTGAGGCACTTGAGAGAAATGTACTCTTCTTGAGGTACATCGTACTGGTCTTTCCAAGTATCTATAGTAGTTTCTTTACGAGTAACGTAAGAAAATCTACTTACTCCTTCTTGGATCAACAAGTCCCAATCCCTATCGCTTGAAACCAGCCATATAGTCCCTAAGTCGTACTTATCTCGGTGTTTTACTAGATGTGCTGCAATGTCATCTGCCTCAACACCTCGAAATCTAAGGATTCTATAGTCGGACTGTAATAGGGAAAGCGTTTCTTCGTACTCCGAAATAAACTCTTCGAAGTCCATTTTCTCTTTTTCAGTCTGTTTTGCAATTTTTTCTGCTCGGTTTTGCTTATACTCCTCATCAATGTCTCTTCGGAAGCTAGATGCTCCCAGATCTGCAGTTATAATTATCCTGTCACAGTTATAGGACTTGGCCAATGACTGTACAGTTTGTTGATACTTATACCTAAAGTCTGTATCTCCCCTATGCTTCCACCTGAATGCAAGATTGAGGGAGTCTACAATTAGAGTTCCCCCACCTTCATTTTCTAGTTTATCGTTAAAACTAAATGCCATTTATTGTAAAAACCTCGGCTTTTCTTTTTCAAGCCATTCTTCTGCTAGTAGAACGTAACATCTAAGAAATCGAATATACAAATACTCTTCCGTAACGTCTGGGCCTATATCAGTAACCACATAAACTGGTGAGCGATTATACTTGAAAAATAGAAGAGGTACTTGACCTCCGCCTTCTGCTTGTATAATTAATTTTTTCCACCATTTTATTAAGTTATTTGTCTTTTTCTGAGTAAATATCCTATCCGACAAGGGAGATTCTGCATAATTTTTTACTTCTATACAGAAGATGTTCTTTTCATGAGGAACATATAAATCTCCTTTTAGATACTCTAGGGCACCAGAATTAGGTACTCGTTCAAACTGTAAGTCAGAATGCTCTCTGAGCATATCTCTAACGAGGTACTCTCCTCTAGCTCCTTTTGCTCTTGAATCTACCATTTTATCTATCTAAGGAACTCACATTTCCGTCTTTCACTACTTCAACCTTTTCGAGTAGTGGGTGAGTCCAGCCGTGAGAAACTACATAAGTATTCAACTCTTCTTTTAGAAGAACTTCTACTAGCTTTTCTCTTCCTGCGTCGTCTAGCACGTTAGTAACTTCGTCTAAGAACAGGACATTCAGTCGAGACTTAGAAATACTACTCATTAGCTTTCTAATTGCAAGTAGTGTAGCGGTATTAACTCTTGCTAACTCTCCTGAAGAAAGAGCAAGTATATCCACTATATTTTCATTGTCTGTTACTTGTACGTTCAGTTTATCATTTACTACAATAAATTGTAACGTAAATCTACCATCAGATAACTCTGCTAGATATGTGTTTGTTAACTCTTCTAATTCCTTTACAAGATTTTCTATCTTGTATGCAATTAATCCATTCGTACTGAATGCTTTCTTCAGCACTTCCAAGTTAGAGTTTAAGGTTTCTACTTCAGATAACCTCTCTCCTGCATTATTCAGTTTTTCAAGAAAAGAATCTCGTTGAGCTTGAATAATAGATATGCGATTATTAGAGAGAGTACGTTTTTCATTTTCTTTCGTAATCTCTTTTATTCTCTCTTTAGCGTTCTCTATTCTTAGGGAAACTTCTGAGATTTGTTTTAGTAAATCTTCTTTCTCTATTATTTCCGAAGGAAGAGAGTTATCTACGCTTCTATACAACTCTCTCCACTCTGACTCTAGCTTTTCTCTTCTATCTACCTCTTCGTTGTTTGCTTTTATCTCTTGTACTAGTTGAGTAGCTGAATTCAGCTTCTGCTTTGTGTCTAGCATGTTTTTTGCATGAGCAGTCAATAAATCTGTAAAAGAGTCTTTTGGAATCTTTTGCCCACAAGAGGAGCACACATCTGGAGTAGCCTCGAGTTTATCTATTTCTTTTTTAAGAAAGGAATGAGTGGCTCTAAGCTCTCCTACTTCTGCTTGTAAAGTATCATAGGACTTTCTCTGTATTGGAGGTAGTCTTTGTACTTCATCAATGTCTATCTTACTCAGCAAATCTTTGTACGTGTTATTTGTTGAAATTTTTTTATTTTTTTCGGAAATATTTAAGAGTTCTAATGATAGAGAACGCAAATCTTTCTCGTCATCACCCGTCTCAATTTCCAAATTTATCATTGGCAGTATGGTCGTATCCTTCAAATCGTTGGAGGCCAACCATTTTTCTACCATTTCAACCTCTCCAGTAAGTTTTGCTATCTGAAGAGCACTTGTTTTTGCAGAAGCTTTAAAAGTCTCAAAGAGAGCCACATAGTTATCTAGGTGCAATAGATCAATAAGAAACTTTTTTCTATTGGTATCCGTAGCGGTTAGAAACTGTAAGCTCGCATTTGTGTTCTGATAAACTATCTGAGAAAACGTTTTAAAGTCTACTCCTATAAGCTCCTGAATAGACTTATATGTATTCGTAGCTGTATGACTGGAGATATCCTCTCCATTCTTTAGAAGTTTGACTTTTATGCCCGATTTCCGAGTAATATCAATTTCATACTCATCTTCGTCTTTCGTAAAAGAAAGAGTTATAGAGTACCCATCATTTATATACCTATTCGGTATATCTGCTTTTTTGATGCCTTTGGAGTTTTTATTGTATAACGCTTCTTCTATGATTAACGGTATGGACGACTTTCCCATACCGTTAGTTCCAATTATTTGAGTGACTGTAGTGTCATCTAAGTCTATCTCATTATCGGGTCCATAGCTAAAGCAATTACTCCATTGCAGCTTTTTGAGAGTAATCACTAAATGTCCTCAGTATGCTGTCTATTTGTTCCTCTGCAAGGTCTAGAATCTGAGATAAGTACTGAGAAAGCTCTTCCTCTATACTCATTTCTTTATCTATAGCCAGAGAGGACTCTGTATTCCTCTTCACTACTTTTTTATCAAGTAGCTCTGAGTTTTTTACTGCTGCAAGTTCTTGAATGTCTCCTTCTATTTCATAGATCGTATGATCATACTCCGTTGGAACCATTTCTTTAGGATCTTTGACAGTTTTTCGGATTAGTTGCGGGAGCTCAAATGGCTCCCACATCCAATCCCAAGTCCCTTCATTTATAAGAAGACACCCTGTGGATACCTTCTGTCTATGAAAAGACGTAGTCATCGGGCTTCCTGGATACACAATATTTCTTTGCGTATTGCTATGTGCGTGCAAGTCTCCAGCAAACACAACAGGAAAGTCTGACAGTCTATCTAGGTTTATCTCTGGCTTTACATGTGGAGGAATCTCTCCCCTTACGTGAGTAAATAGAGGCCAGTCCGCTTCCATTTCATCGGATAGATAGTCTATGCTTTTACTCTTGTGGAGATCAGCATAGGGAAGAATACCGAAGCCTAAATCCTTATCAATAAAAGAGATGTCTATAATACTAACGAGAGGGTTCACTTGACGAGAGACCTCTTTTAGCTGAGTAAAGAATGTGCGATTCTTTTTAGTAGCTTCATGATTCCCATCATAAATAAGCGTAGGAATAGTTACTCCACTAATAAAAGAGAAAAACAACTGCAGTTCATCCATAGTTGGTAGGCGATCAAAGAGATCGCCCCCAATTATATGCATGTTACAATCTTTTTCCAAGGAATAAATATTCCTAAAGAATTGATTGTATCTCTCTGCAGCCCATTTTACTGGGACATTCTTTTGTCCTAGCTTTAGATGCCAGTCCGCCGTAAACAGTATCATGAAACGTTGAACTCTTCCTCAATGCTTTCGTCGATCTCGTTCTCGCTAGACGCGCTATTACGAATGCGGTCTAACAGCTCTTTTTGTGCGTCAGGAGTAGGACGAGGCATTACATCGTCCATAGACTTCAGACTATCAATTGCTTTCATCTCTTCGTCATTTAACGCACGAGGCTTACACTTCAGAGGCTGAAGCTGGTACTCTACGTTATAGGGAAGAGGCCCAGTCTTGTTACGACGAAACTGAACGTCCCAACCCGTATCAGGGTCGGTAGGATCGCCGAGGTCTTCTGCAGCAGACAGAACTTGCTCAAAGAGCTTCTTCTTGAGATTGATAACTTTCACCTGACCGTTATCAATACACTGCATTGCATAGCTCCAACCACACTTCAGGTCGGGATAGTACTCTCGAACCCAGTCTTTCTCTTTGTTGTTGAAACGCTCTTCGCCGCGATCAAAAGAGAGACACTCAAAGGGAATGTTCTTGCCATTCTCTCCTTGAATCCAGTAAACGTAACGAGCAAGAATATCTCCTACCAGCCGAACTTTATTATCGCCATCACGATATGCGAACGAGCTGATGCTAGACTTCTGTGCTCCACCCTTGGTTTTGTTAAAGGCAATTGCCATGTAGTTCTCCTAAGATTTGACTTCTTCTAGTAGAAAGTGAACTCTATCACTATCTAGGTAAAGTAGCCTATTGTTTTCAATAAATGAGTCAATCCTTCTATCAGAGATAGGAAGAAGGACTCTGTCAAGTGTCGTATCTCTACTAATTTTATAATTAGCGTACGACCGAAAAGAGGCAGCAGCTATATAGTCTGCCAACTCTTTATACGTGTACCTATAGGACCGCTCGATGAGCAGGAATGGACGTAGCAGATAGCTATTGCCCGAGAAAGATTTCTGCGAATATTTATAAATAGGATCATACCTATTCCGAGGTATTTCCCGAGTTACAGCCATCGTAAAGATACGAACCGCTTCTCGAGAACTTCCTTCGGATGCTTTATAAATTTTCGACCAGTCAAATAAGAACATATATTATACTAAATAATAAGGATGATGTCAAGAACTATTTTTTCAAAGCTGCTTTATATCGTAGCCCTGTTTCATATAGTGACCCATGCGATTCGATGCCTGTCTTCTTGCAGTGTTCCCCCTTAGATGTATATCTAGAATCACTGGGTCTATCTTTCCTTCCTCTTTTCTTATCACTCTTCCGATTAGCTGAGTGAGTAAGGGTTCATTATTAATGGGTGTGCCCAAAATGAGGCAGCTAAGGTTGTTTAACGAGATTCCTTCCGAGAATATAGCCTGTGTACCAAAGAGAACGTCCTTCTTACCGCTCCGAATTTCAGACATGTGCTTTTCTCTATCCTCATGTGCGACCTCGCCCGTAATACATATAGCTTTCTCTCCTGTCAGTTCGGCGCATGCTTTCAAAAAGAAGACTCGATCGCTTACCACCAATACTTTATGCCCTCTTGCGGCGTAGGCCGCGGCCAGCATTGAGACAGTGTGTAAATACTCTTCATTGTTTGCTAATGCAGTTACTCGGTTAGCCCAAGGAGTCCTATTTCCATCCATAAATCGTACATCAGACTTTAGAATGTGTACAGTTGGAGACATAAAGTTCTCCTTTGGGGGTTTATAGACATCTTGTCCAAAGTAATCTCGAAAGACTACATGTTTCCCGTCTTTTCTTTCTATGGTTCCTGACAATCCCAGCTTATATCTACAGTAATTAGAGTCGATAATCCTAGAAAAAGTTGGAGAAGAAACGTGATGCATCTCATCCAGAATAACTGTACCGAAAGCCTTTCTTATAGTAACTAAGTTGCGGTATAAAGTTTGAGTATTGCCAATAACGATAGGAGCATCAATTTCAAACTTTCCGCTACCTATAATTCCTGGCGTAATACCAAAAACTTTTTCTACCTCTTTTGCCCACTGATTACGAAGAGGAACTGTATGCGTTACAACTAGAGTTTTCTGTCCTAGTTTACCTGCAATAGCTAATCCTGTAAAAGTCTTTCCCCAACTTACCCAAGCGTTGATAATACCATTATCTTCGATTGCATTATATACGTCTTTTTGACTTTGACGTAAATCGAACTTAAACTCAGGAAGGTCTACAGGAATCTCAACCCGCTTATCGACTACTTCATACTCATCTGGTATAAGATCCGTTCTTCCAATAGGAATACTAATGAGATTTGTATTTATCCTTTGCATGTTTTTTATGACTTGCGGAGGATCTACAGGATTGTACGAAGGAATAGTATATGTAAGCTCCGAGTTGATTTCTTCCTTCAACTCTCTGGAAACTTCCATGTAGATTCTGTTACTCAGTATCGCTTTCACCAGGAACAATCTCGATTAGTTTTTCTTGCTCTATTAGTTCGATTATTTTGTTAGTCAGGGTT